TGTCATATGGATAGCATTCGCACCGTCTTTACCGTTTGTACCATTGGTACCCTTGTAAGAAACCGCGTAAGAAGTTGTTTCTTTACCATCAGAATATTTAACGTATGTTTTTGTCCATAAATACTGACCGTTAGAAACGTTTGGCACTGTACTACTCCAAGTTCCCGTAGGTGTTGTTGTACCACTTGAACTTGTCTGGTAAGTTACGGATGTAGAAGATACTGTTACTGATGTACCATTAGTTCCGTTTGTACCCTTGTAAGAAACGGAATACGATGTTGTAGATTTTCCATCAGAATAATTTACTATAGTTCTAGTCCAAAGGAACTGTCCATTCGCTACTGATGGCACTGTAGTGGCCCAACTTGCAGAGCTTCCAGGTGTAGATGTTCCACTATCACTTGCTACATACTTAACTTCGGTTGAAGATACCGTTACTGAAGTTCCATCCTGTCCTTTAGATCCAGTCTTAGCTACCGCGAACGAGAACTTCTTATTAACTGTGATGCCATCCACAACAACCGGAATTGTCGCTTCACATGCCGCTGATACAGTAGCGGTTGTAGTAAATGTGATTGTTACGGCAGAACTGTTATTAGTCGTTACTGATGCTGAAATTCCAGTAGGACATGTTATCTTAGTCTGATCTACAGATACAGACTGACACTGAGTATTACCACAAAACGCTACAGCCTGAGTAGTACAAGTATTGTTAGCTGCAACACCGTTGGTTCCGCCAACAAACGTGTAAGCTTCGCTTGTTAATATAACCGAATACGCATCAGTTACGTCAATAAGCGTTATTTGATCAGCTGATTTTACTGCCATTTTGATTCTCCTTTACGTAATTAATTCACACATAAATGTAACTTTCGTATCGACATCTTCTGGGCTCAATGTAAATGTGAATCCATTATTGCCGATTCTTGAGTCATTAGCAGCTATAATTCCGTAATTCGTTTCGTCAAGTCGCTGCCAACTCCATTGTAAATAGGCGCTTGAACCCATTGCAGATTTCAAAGTCGCCATGTCTGTGATTCTCTGAGAACCACGATATATTACTGCCGATAAAACAGTAGAAACTGCGTTATTCTTAAATACAGTTCCTCTAGATGATTCGATACGAAGATTACAAGTAATCTCATCTTTCATCGTTTCCATTTCGGTTTTCATCTCTTCGACTACTTCCTCGACAGATTTAGAACCGCCACCAAAAGTTATAGTTTTAGCAGCGATCTCAAGTTTCCAATATCCGTCCTCATCTAAGAAATACTTAAGATAGTTGCTACTATCGCCGAATGCAATCTGTCCGGTATTATCCATGTATATACCCCTAGTGGTATTGTCGATCGATGATTTTACCCCGGAATATATAGAGTCATCGCCAATATTAAAACCACCGATAGTGGCGTCAAAAGCGACTAGATCGTCAACTTTGATCTGAGTTGCAGTAATAGATTTGGCGATAATATTGCGACCATCTAATCCATTTTGAAGATCTTCTTTTGTGATTTCTTCAGTAGTAGTCGAACCGCCTTCAATATTAAGTTTATAATACAGACCGTCTTCGCCTTTTACTACTAACTTCTCGGCTTTAATAGTGTTACCTTCGATGAGATCACCACTGATAGTTACACCAACCAAATGACCAGTGATAGTCTGATCTCCGACTGTAACATCTTTAATAAGACCGGAAGTTGCGTAGAAATACTCCATTGCAGCCTTACCGATGTTCGAGAAGTCGATGTTGGCGTATTTAAGATCCGCATCTGTCGCTGACAACTTATCAGTCTTAAGATTCTTGATCTCGGCTCTATCCGCAACGATACTTTCCGCCGTAATATTCTCAGCTTCTAACTCTTTGACATACGCTTTAGTAGCCTGTAATTCTTCAATCTCAGCTCTATCCGCAACGATACTATCTGCCGTAATATCACTCGCTACTAATGTATCGGTATATGCTGTAGCCGCACGTAAATCTTTGAAAACTCCTATTTCATCTTTAGCGATGTGATCAGCAATAACATCGGATGAGGATTTATCTACTATCTGTATGATACGGGCCGTATGATCAACAATTTCAACCAATACGCGATCACCAGTTTGAGCATCAGTAGCCATAGAAACAGGGGTCGATATTTCAGAACCGTCTAACGTTACATAAATACCGTCCCCCGTTACAGAAGCCGTACCGTAAAACTGAGTTTGTTTTTTCTCAGGTTTACTATCGTCCGTCATTTCAACGAAATCTTTTATTAAATTAATAGGAAGACTGGACATATTTTCATCACTCCTTCCATAAATTCGTAGTATATACTGCCGTTTCTGTGACCTTACAGCCACTAGTACAATCTATATCCTGACTGATTATTTTAGCTTTAACATTTGTCAAATCAGCTCGTTCATAATTCAAACGAACACATTCGCCTATAGTTACCGGGCAATATCCATGAGTATAAGTGATCTTATGCTCGACATCATTAAACTCTTTTAATAATCGCTCAGCATATAAATCGATGTATTTCTGATCTGGTATACCACTAATAGACGGATTAATTTCTCTATGTTTTATAATACGTCCTCTCGATACAGTTGACGTTGGGCTTAAAGCCTCATCATTTATAGCAGTAGCTCGTAAAATCATAGTATTACCACTAGCATCGGTTCCGGAATATACGACTTCAACGACATTAGGTACTTTATATAAATCATATTTTTCAGTAACTTCAGGATATAAAATTGATGAGTTATCATCTGTATACGTCCATTTAGGCTGAAGAGAAGCCGTGTCCTGCTTAGGGTTAAACAAGACACGACCTGATTCATCCAATCCATAACTGTAATTAACGTTATACATCAACGCTGATAAATAAGACAACCATGATTCATCGGATTCTGCCGTGAAATTGGTTGATAATTTATCAGTAATACCGGTAACAGAGAACACTGGAGCTCTCATGTTATCATCGGTTAAACGACATACATTATCCATAATATTTTGATTTTTAACCAGAGTAAAGCCTAAATCCGGTTTGTTATCTTTCAGCTCTAAAAGAGGAGAATATGCATCAATGCTTATGTCGTTTTGCTTACCATCAAACGATCTAGACGGTGTTTGTGTGAGGAAAGTACCTAAAGCTTCTTTGTGTGTTTCCCCATTTTGATTTACCACGAGATAAACCCTTATATACATCTCACCCAATATATCAGTAGTTGATATACTTGCCGTATATAAAGTATCGGTATCCAGATCTCTTGAAATCTTGCAGGATAATATGTTAGTGAGACGTTTTTTATCTTTCCATGTACCTGGATCTACCTCGTAAAACTCATATGTTTGAGACATCGATGAAAGCCAGTCTATCATCTTAGATTCCTCCTTCCACCGGTGTGATCGACAACGTAACTGGTATTGTAAGATCGGAATAATCCCTATTATAAGAAACCGCGACATTAGCCCAATATCCTAAACCAGATGGTTCTCGAATATATACGTTGCCGCTATAATTCATAAGTTGACGTAAAAGAGCGAGTTTTTCAGCATCTTTCTTATCGAACTCGCAATTTATTGATGGTTTTTCGCCCTTCTGTGTACCGTAGTAAGCAACCGGTCTCGCTCTACCAATATATTCTGCGAAATTCACATCCATATTATTCGAATCTGAGAGTTTAATATTTGCAGGGAGTTCTAAAATAGAACCTTCAAATTCCTCTCCGTTTTCATTTTCTATCACATCGTTCCATGTTTCATCCCATTGGATAACCACGGATGATTCAGGCAGCGCTTCAGTTAAATCAGTGTAACCTATCGCTCCATTTTCTGTGTTTCTTGCAACTATACGATACACGCAAGAATTAAATGAAGGATGAGGATCTCTGAAAGTAACAGCAGAATCAGAACTCTGAACTGAATTATCAATTTCCTCAGCAATTGTTACATAACCACCGCCTGGTTCTTTACGATATATAGCTAGTTCGATGTTCGGTGTTACTTCCCAGAAACAATTCCATAGATATTCCCAAATAGCGACATCTGGTTCCCCCGATTTAACGCATCTGAAAATATCACCGGTGGCAGTGTTGATGTAATGATCGTTAACTTCTGACTGTGAAATCCCACTGTTTGGATAGATATCGTCATCCGTTTCACCATCTATATCAGTCCCGCTATACCACGATAATGCATCTGAATAATCAAATGTTGTCTTATAATTCCATGCGTCAGGACCATACGAATATACTTCGTTAGTTGATGTATTGAAGTACATATCTCCTGAAGTAGCATCACTAGCAACCGTTTCAGGCGAAGATGTCCCCACGTAACAAACTGGATCGTAATCTTCAAGACCTTCTTCATCGTCATTTTCATAACCGATAAAGTGCATACAATACGGTCTTATCGTTGCATAACGGAAAGTTTCATTGAAATCGATTGTAGCATCTGGTGTTTCGCCAATTTCTTCCCAATCAGCTTCGAGCTGTCGTGAGGCACTAGCGTTAAGACCGGCATCCGTATATGCTACTACTTTCAATTCGTATGGTACATCGGTAAAGAAATCGACGTCAGCCGATGTTATTGTAGTATCAAGAATACTATCGTCTATATATTTGGAATATATTTCAGTTCCTTCAGATACCATTATTTCATTTCCATAAATATCGGTAGTAGTATAACTACCGCCAGCTATTATAGATATGTGGAAACTTATAGGAATCTGTGATGATGGTGTAACAGTACCGGCTACTGTCAATGGGAAACTCACAAACGTATCACCAGTTATTTCCCCATTAGCATCACTTATCATTAACTGTAAATTAGGATCTTCGTAAACTTCTATCGTACGTTCGATTGAGAAGTCGCTGTATTCTGTGGAAACACCTCTTGTGCGGACTTTCCATTTGAATGCTTCGGCCCCAGAAGCCCTAAATAAATCATAACCTGTTCCAGCTAATGTAGTATTAGCTTCATCGGTATATAATTCCCAAGTCCAAAAATTAACATCTGATACAACGTCAATATAATCGCCATATTCATCTTTATCACCATTAATAATGGTACGATAATACTTTGTTCCGTTTATGGTAAATACAAATTTCGCATATCTTTCAGCAGAACCGTCCGCCGAATTATGCGTCCAGTATAAATATAATGGATTTGTATCTTCGATCATGGCTTTTATACTAGCGACGTTAACCGACGACCATGTAGTAGGTGGTGACGGTTTAACCGCGAGTACAGTACTCAAAATCTTACTTGGACTTGATTTGTCGGAATCATTAACCGATCTAACACGGAAATACCAAGTATGTCCCGATTCAAGACCTGATATGATATGAGTAGTTGTATCTTCTACAGAAGCAGTTTGATATGTACCGCTAGTAAAACTCTTATTATCACTAGCATACTCTATTTCGTATTTTGTTATATTCGTTATACTAGACCAGGTAACTTTTACTTGATCAGCAGCGACCGCTTCAACTTTCTTAAGTGTCGGAGCGTTAGGTCTAGCGTCAATAGAACTCGACCATGCCGAGTACTCGGACCATTTATAACTTCCGCTTTGCGCATTAGTACCGTCATACGAAGCGACCGCTCCTCTTACTTGGTAACTACTAGCAGTCGATAATTTTATACCAGTAAAATTCACGATACCCGAACTTGGAATCGGATTACTTTTCGTAAATTTTTTCTCAATATAATATTCACCTTTACCGGTAGTTTGAGTACTTCCAGTAAATCTTAAAAGAGTATTACCGTTTCTGTAAACCTGAAGACGAACCGCACTAGTTTCCAATCTATCGAAATTCGTAAGATCAACAATAACTTGAGCCTTCAATGTTTTATTGTCAATACTGAATTCACCAATAGACGGTGTCTGTGGATATTCGTCATAATCAGAATCAATCTTAAGCGTAGAGTCGACACTAAACCAACGAGCAGTAGAACCGCTTTTATTAGTTTTATACGTCTTAGCTATAGGTCTAACAGATACTCTTAATTCTCTAGCTTCAGGAGGCGGAGACCAAAGATCATGACTGGTACTTCTTACTTTTAAATCGCTGATTGTTTTATCGAGATACCATGTGCCACCTTTACTTGATCGATAATACCATTTGACCGTATAGCTATCGATTACATCGGGGAACTTTTTAGTGGTCTTTACCTTCTTCTTTTTAGAAGTACTATATACATATCGGCTTATTTTTCTCTTCTTTTGGGCCGAAGTGAGGGCCCAACTTACAAAGAAGTTATCACTTCCGCCTTGTCTATAAATCTTAATATTCTTAGATTGTATGCGACATGACACTGCCATTTTTAGGCCCTCCTTCCTACTCTTGCTGCTCTAACCAGTTCCTGAACTGCATTAGAGACGTTTGTACCGTCATCATAAGTAACTCCGTTGACATTGTATGTATTTCCACCAATGTTTCCGAGAGTCTTTCCAAGTTTGTTGATAGCAGAAATAACATCTCCATTTCCGCCATTTTGAATTCTACTATTCATCATGGAGCTAACCGCACCAATGTTAGATAATACATCGATGGATGGTGTCATTCCAAACATACCATTAATAGCTCCAGCTCCCGATCTAACATCGCTTAGATCAAGAACAGGTCTGATTGTTGGTTGAGTATCCACATCAGATCCAACAACATCCGCTATACGTGATATAGCCTTCTTTGTATTATCTACAGCGCCATTACCCATAGAAATAGCAGCTCTTTTAATAGCACCACCGAGACTTGTCATACCAACAATAAGTCCCTCTGGTATACCAGCACCGATAGGGATAAATCTCTTCGATGGTGAGTTTATCTGAAGTCGTGCTTTAGTTGCTTTTTCAGCTGATCTTGCCATTTCATCGGCGGCGTTCGCTATTTCTCGCTTCATAGAGTTCATACCATTAGCCAATCCCTGTGCTATAGATGCACCAGCGCTGCGGAAATCATCACGATAACCTTTAACAGCAGTAAGTCCGGATTTAACCCCAGATATAGAAGCGTTTTTAACACTACTCTTCTTGGATTCGATTCCTTTCGCTAAACTAGACACTAGTTTCACACCAGCATTTTTAAAGTTTGATGACTTGGAATCGACCGATTTAGATGCAGTGTTTACTATATTGTTAGCAGCAGTTTTAACAGCACTACTGGATTTTATGCCACTAGCTAATGAGCTAACTATCTTAGTTCCAGCGCCTTTGACTTTAGGTCCAAGATTATTAAGCGGTTTAACAATGTTAGATGTGAGAGCGCTTCCTAATCCAGATATAGAACCACTAGCGCTTCCTAATTTAGTCAAAGAATCAGAGAAGCTGTTAAGCCCTGATGCTATGGTTTTAATTTTAACGTTTGATAATTTGGTTATAGAACCAGCTATAGAACTCAATCCCTTGGTTGCGCTATTAATATCACTAATACCAGAGAATGACTTTACGGCGTTCGCAAGCGATTTTAACTGACCACCCAAACCCTTTGGCACTTTTACACCAGACCATTTCTTAACAGAAGATGCGAGTTTACCAAGAGGTCCTGCTAACGAACTGATAGACCAGCTACCCATAAACGCCCAACTGAATGATTTAACTCCAGAAGCGAGTTTATCCAACTGATCACCTAAGTTTTCAGGAATAGTAACACTATTCCATTTTTTAACGGAAGACGCCAATGTTCCAAGTGGACCGGCTAATGTATCGATGGACCAAGCACCCATGAACGCCCAACTAAATGATTTTACACCATCCGCAAGTGATTCTAATTGAGTTCCTAAAGTATCAGGTATTGCTACTCCAGTCCATTTCTTAACCGAACCGGCAAGAGTACCTAAAGGAGCGGCAACTTCAGATATAGCTGAAGCACCCATACCCCCAAATGTAAACTTCTTAACTCCCTTTGCCAACGATTCGAGTTGACTTCCGAGATTTTCAGGGACAATAACATCCGCCCATTTTTTAACAGATCCAGCCATAACACCTAAAGGGGCTGCGACTTCAGCTATTGCGGAAGCGCCAAAGCCACCGAATGTGAAAGCAGTAACACCATCAGCAAGCGCCATGAGTTGGAAACCTAAATGCTCTGGGACCTTTACTCCAGACCATTTCTTAACCGAATCTGCTAATATACCTAAAGGTTCTGCGACTTTTGATATCGACATTGAACCTATTATTGAAAACGTGTTTAATACTCCACCAAGAGCTATCTCGCCAAGCGCAGCGCCCATAGCGGTTAAACCCCGTCCTATTTCATCCCAGGACATTTCGCCAAATTTCTTAAGAGCATCCGCTATATCACCCAAGCCTTGTACAGCTAATAATATAGAACCGGCACCAACTAAACTGGATAAACCGGCTAAAGCTCCAAGTGTACCAGTAATAACAGCTACTTCCGTAAGGGCTAATCCCATACCAGTAAGTCCTCGTTTTATTTCGTCCCATGTCATAGAACCAAACTTCTTAAGAGCATCGGCAATATCACCGAGACTCTGAACGACTATTAATATAGATCCTGCGCCAAGTAATCCTGAGAAACCTGCAAGTTTACCGAGTAAACCCGTTATAATGCCAACTTCGGCGAGCGCACCGCCCATACCAACTAGTCCCATTTTGATTTCATCCCAGGTTAATCCTACAAACTTCTGGAAAGCATCTGCTATATCTCCAAGAGCTTGCACAGTGACAACGAGTGCTACAGCGCCGACTAATCCAGAAACACCAGCAAGTTTACCGAGTAATCCGGTTATAACAGCCAACTCTGTTAAAGCACCGCCCATAGCAGTAAGTCCTCGTCCTATTTCACGCCAGGACAACATTCCCATTTCACCTAAAGCACTTGCAATATCACCAAGAGCATTTGCTGCTGTAGCTATTGTCATAGCGCCAAGTAATCCTGAGAAACCTGCAAGTTTACCGAGTAAACCGGTGATAACACTTAATTCGGTTAAAGCGCCACCCATAGCGGTTAAACCCCGTCCTATTTCATCCCAGGTTAATCCACCTAATTCGGATAAAGCATCGGCTATATCACCTAAGGATTTTGCCGCAATAACCAAACTTACACTACCTACGAGCGATTTAAACCCGCCTGCTTTTTCGAGAATTTTAATAGCGCCTATGAATACCGCTAAAGAACCAGCCATAGCAGTTATTCCTCGACCTATTTCACCCCAGGACATCGCGGATAGATCGATCAGTGTTTCACCGATTGTCTTTAAAGCACTCGCCAATGCACCTATAGCCAATATAGTAGTTACTTTAATTTTAACACCGTTTATAGCTTTCAGACCCAATGCAAGCGCCGCCATTCCACCGCCGATTCCTACAAGTCCTTTGACGATTTCACCGAACGATAGTCCGGACATTTCCTTCATAGCGTCTGCTAATATATCTATAGCTTTAGCCATCATCATTAATGCGATTCCGGCTTTAATAGTGCCCTTTCCACCAAACAGATCGAGTGATTTAGTTATCGATTTGAATGATGTGGTTAGCATAGCAAACATGATACCAATCGCGGTTAACGATTTCATAATATCTGTCACGTTTAATGTTGATATGTTTTTAAGAGCTCCTGATAATATAGCAATAGCGCCCGCTATAGCAACTAAAGATCCAATCTTTATACCGCTAGTAAACGCGCCTAATGTTTCTTTTACAGAACCCAAAACATCTCTGAATTTAACAACATCATTATCTTTATCACCACCGCCGAATATAAGTCCTAAAAGACCTTTATCCATAAGACCGCTCAAATTCTCGAACAATCCGGACAATTTCTTTCCAGCCATAAATATACCGCCACCAGCTAAACCGGCGAAAACGTCACCCATTGAAACGTTATCTGTTATCCATGTAAAAGCGGTTTTAAATGCGTCAACTATACCACCAACAACATCTGATACAACCTTACCTATTCCGGATACAGCATCACCAAAACCAGTTAAACCGTGTACAAGACCGCTTATCACCTCTGATATTCCAGTAAACATACCGGAAAGACCTTTTCCGCTGAATCCATTATTGATGGCTGTGAAAATATCACCGATTGCAGCCGTCACACTAAGTATGAGTTCTAGTACACCAGACACTCCTCCTGAAGTGAATAAGGAGCCTATTCCTTTTGCGACCGCAGATAATACTTTTCCGAATATGTCAAATATTGAGAATATTCCTTTGAAAGTTCTTTTAAGTTTGTCGGCAGCGCCATCGCTTATTTTGAAACTTTCGGTAAGTTTCTTAAAACCTTCTGTGAATTTAAGAAGTTGTTTTGCAGTCATAGGTGGAAATACTTCTCTAAATGCTTCTCCTATAGGTTTGAGAATACTTAACAAACCTTGGAAAACATTATAGAGACCGTCAATAAGAACCTGACGACCACCCATGTCTTTCCATCCTTGAAGAAGATTATTACGTGCTTCTGACATTTTACCGATCATACCACCTACGGATTCGGATATACCGGTAAGTAATTTCTTTGCTTCTTCAAAGTCACCAACAAGGATTCTCCAAGTTTGCGCCCAACCAGATTGAGCGGATTCTTTAAGAGTATCGAATAACTGTGTTGCGGTCTTAACTTCTGTAGCCGCATCAACAGCTGTATTTGCTAATTCTAAAATTTCCTTAGCTTGTTTCTTCGTATATCCTTGAGCAATCAAGTCTGCTTCAGAATATGCTCCGGAAAGTTGCGTAAGGGTTTCGGTCAATACTTCAGCAGTGAGCCATTCACCTTTTGTAAGTGATTCTCTGAATGATCCATATTTCTTGATCATTTCATCGACATTTTTACCCTGATTTTCAGCAGTACGTTTTAATGCATCCTGAAACACCTTACCGCCCATACCAGCGTTAACAACTGAATTCCAGTCCATAAGCGATACTCTACCAGCAGCCAATGCCTGGGAAAGCTGATACATCGCTGTACTTGCCTGTTGGCTTGTCGAACCGGATATCGCCGCCAAGTTAGCAATACCCTTGATGGATGATACCGAAGTATCCAGTTTAACACCGGCAGCTGTGAATGTACCGATATTACGAGTCATTTCCGTGAAGTTATAAATCGTTTTATCGGCATATGTATTAAGCTCATCCAATGCACCATTAACATCTTTAAGGTTAGTACCTTCGTGTTTTGTATTGGCTAAGATAGTCTGTATTGCTCCCATCTGTGTTTCATATTCCTGGAAACCAGTTTTAATCGGATCAATGGTCAGAGCGCTTATCATTCTTTTGCCCGTATTAACTGCCGAATTTGTAATGTTAGCAAGAGTGGTTACCGCCATTACTTGAAGCGCTGAGAATCTAGTTCGCACAGTTTCTACCGCGTTACCAAGACCCGACATATCGACGTTCTTTGCAGCAGCTTGTACGCCTTCTAAACCCTTAGTTGCGCCTGAGAGATTTAAACTTTGTTTAAGTTTTTCGAGCGATGACAAAGTTGTTGAAACGTTTGATTCGAAATGTTTGTTATCAAACCGCATCTCAACAACTTTATTATCGATAGTTGTGCTCATAATTCGGTAACCTCCCTCCATGCTTCATTTGCTATTGTGTCAAAAATAGGCTGGATAGCAGGGTTGATATAATCTCGACCCTCTACCCAACCACCAGTTCCTGTACCATGCCCATACTGTATAACTATTGCAATATGAACACCTTTGTTAATATGCGAATTACAAAAAGCAAGCGTGTATGATCCGTTTGATTTACCAACCTCGTAATACCAAGAATTGGCGGTTTCACCCGAATCAATCGGCGTCGCAGACGCAAGAGCGGCCACACCTTCACTTCCATACTTCTCAAGAACTTGAAGAATGGCGGCATCTTTTGCTTTTTGTAAGTATCGTGTGGTTTTGGAAAAATCACCCTTTTGTCTGAAACTTATCATATTACTTATCCTTTCGAATTCAACTTCTTCCTTCGCTCCGCATTTAATCTAGCGTAATATTCAGTAGTTTCTTTTGTGCTCATCTTCTTTTCCGGAGCATTCTTGATACCAACTACTTCAACTAGTTTAATAAGACGATTGAGATGCCATTTTTGACACTCAAAAGGAATATCTAACGCTATCATCCAATGATAGATAATCTCCGATGTTATTATTTCGCGATTAACCTCCTTATTCTTACTGGTAGAAAGGATTGTCGCTGTCATCGGCGCATTAATATAATCCGTTATTTCATTAAGATTCTGTTCTGTAAGCCTAGTGTACACTTCAGGCTTTACATTCTGCGTGAGCGTCATACATTTTATGTAATCTATAGTTTCTTCGAACGTTTTCTCTTCTTTAGAGATAAACGGTTTATTCCATTTTGATTCCCATTTTGAAAGAGAGACGAGAGAATG